GTCCTGACCCGCATTTTATAAGTAAAACGCACCCCACGGCTCCTGTGGGGATTAACTAGTATTGTTACGCTACGCTTCGAAAAGCGCAGTAAACTACTAGCTGAAAAAACTCTTCCAATCCAACAACACCAACAATACAATATCAAGGCCGCTCTGTTTCTCAAGAGCTTCTAGCGATATTATATCTAACTAAGGTATTGTTTGCTCCGGTGTAGAATAGGAGAACAAGATTGGGGCGCCAGTAAAGAAATAAGTAGAGAAATCTTCACCTGCTGCAACATAATCACTTCGTGCAACAGCGGTGTCTGTTTCTAATTTGATAGCCGAGTCCCATCGGAACATCGGTGTAGTATCTACTTCATATTCGGCTGTATTACGGACTAGCCAATTATTATCTTTAGCTGACAAAAAACGGTAAGGGGTAGTAAAAGGTATTTCAAACTCCAAAACTGGATTATTCGCCACAGCTTGAGCTGTTGTACCTTCACCACCGGTGAGCGAGGCGTTGTCGAGGTCCAAAGCGATATCTAGACTATTTCCTGTCTCTAGAATCACAGAACCTTCAGTATACACGTCATCCGTTTGCATACGTGTAGCACGTTGGTATGTATACACATTTTTATTTCCCCACATATGGGTTTTCCATCTAATTCCACCACGGAATCCGGCATAAGCAGGCACAATATAATTCAACAATGTAAATTTACATAGTGAATAATCGTTGCCTCCTATTAACCAGAATCCATTGGTATCATAACCACGATGGAATGGGAAATAGTATTGTATAGAACGCCAAGACACAGCCCCTGGTAAACCTGGGGAAGTATCATCAATTGGCATTTGTTTGTGTAAACAATACCTTTTTAGCAGAGCTCGAAATGACTGTATTGACTCTCCAAAATACACATCCAATGTGCGATCTGAAGGTGACAATGTTGGTGCCATTTCCTGGTTTGTTTGCTCTTGCATGGGTCGACTTGGTTCCTCGGTCTGTTCCATGTCGCCCTGCACCTCAGTTCCGGCATGTGGTTCAAAGCCGGACTGTGGTGCTGCTGGAGGGGGTAAATAGGACCCAGCTTCAATTGCAGTCATATCTGGAACTGCTACTTCAAAATCATCACCAGTCTTTAAAAATACATTGACTGATACATCATTATTAATGACAGAATTTGGAATAGTAAGTTCATTGACAACATAAACATTTAACATGCCATTCCCAATATTAGAACTTGGTGAAAAAGTGACATTTTGTCCATCAGCACGAAACATATTTGCTTCGGTAGCAGACAAATTAAAATGTTTTTTAAAAGCTTGTGTTTGACCCCAACCAATCTTAACAGAAAAGTCTTTCGTATCTGCTATATCCACGATATAAGTATAATTCGTGTTATATTCAGCTGTGACGCCAGAAAATTCGTATGGTTCATATACGATCTTTATACGTCCTTTATGATAATTGGAAGCTACGATTTGGAAACGATATTCCATCGAGCCTCGCCAATACTTAAAAGGCATCACAGCAAAAGCACATGCAGGTAAATGATTTTCAATTGCTAAAAAACCCGAGTCTAATCTCGTTTGGACTCCAGGGTCAACAGCTATTGAAAATAATAGACTTTCTGGTGTTTTACTAACGGTCCACGGAAAATCAGTCAAATAGCTTTCACGAGTTGATACATTTGTAATAACCATCTCATCAGCCATGCCTAATCCTACAACACGTGGATCCAAGGTGACTTCTTGTTTCACGTCCGTTGATAACTTCACACTAGTATCCTTTGCATTTGTATTCGCTAAATTACCAAGATACATAGGTTTATATTCATGAATCGGCTCTAAAGTACTGGGCCGTGAATAACCAAAAGTTGAAGCTACCGCTGAAACAGCAGAAGCACCAATTTCAGTAGCACGTGCATATGGTCCTATTACTGGAGCATCTTTCAATGCACCAGCAGCACGCGCCACAATAGACGCAGGTTTAGATATTACTCCTGTGCCATACTCATCCGCAGCGTGCGGTTCAAACTCCTCAAAACCAGACTGAGGAGATATAGAACCTGGTTCTACGCTGGTAGGTATGGCTAAGGTAACATCCTCAGCCCACGCAAAGACAGAAACCGTCACATTATCGGTCGCACCATTCGCATGCTTTAAGTTTTGCATGCCATGAATAAAAATGTCACCCATTTGTCTCCATTCCTGGTCTGGAATACTAAGATAATTCTTAAACCAGAAATAAGGTAGGCATAACTCACCACCTTGAGACAAACAGGGATCCAAATAAATATGTGGGCGTTGTGACGCCTGAACAACATCTTGAATAAAAAATGCTCTGTCAATGTTCATGTTAGCCTTCTTGTTCAAAGGAACATATGAAGCAATCGCACGGCCATAATGAAAACCATTTCCATTTAAAATGAATTTGACTTTCAATTTAGCACGCATCATATTAAAATTAGAAATACGATTGATTACTCTTACATTCTCAAAGAACAATGACCAGGGATCAAGTTCCTCATAGAAATTTTGACCTATAACCCAATCATACTCAGCGATCTTAATCGGTCGCGAGAAAAATGATTGCAGATTGCTATCACTAGTATCTGAAACACTATAAGTAGCATCCGGCATAGAATCAACAGCATAAGAATATGATGGATTTTGGTCATGGAAGGTAACATTTTGGCTAGATGTGACTGAACCACTATCGTTGATAGTAATACCAAACCGATTTGAATCAGTGTGCGGTTCATAGTCACGAAACGACGCATCCACCTCGTCCCCCACTATGGCAGGGGGCACTCCACCTAAATTATGA